GAATGGAATTATTGCCCAGTAAGCTACGAACTTGCTCCAGTGTTGCAGCCAACATACGAAGTCTTTCCGTGACTGCAGGGGATGGCGTGTTGTCAATCCCTTTTCTTGTTGCTGTTTGTGATGCGGTAAATTCATCTAAATTAAAGTGTTCCGTCAACTTCATCTTTTTGTTCTCCAGCTAGTGTTTCAGTTTCAGCAATGCAGTAATCACAGGTAGTCTCATCACCTTCGTACTGGGGGATAAAAGCTCCCCCGCATTGGATACACTTAGCTACGTGTTTTAACAGCGACTTCTGACTCATATTACGCTAAGGCAAGGCAGTTCCTTTTGTTCTTCCGGTGCCATAAACATCCCTATGGTTTAGTTGGATAGGTCATGTCCCAAGGAAAGCCTTCTTGACTAGGCAAATCACGCAGTGCTTGACGATAATTAGCCCAAACTTCTTTATCTGCTGGGCTGTCTGCTAGTTGCGTCCAATCACATTCAGCAATCAAAGCATTACGTGTACTACGCACTGCCTTAGCTTGTTCGGCATCCCTTAATGCAATGCCTTCAGCATCTAAATCCGCAACGCTATATTTTGTATACCAATTGTCTTCTATTTGGTAAACGCCATCACGAAACGCTATTTGATAACGTGTAGGTTGAGCTTGTGGGCCTTCTAACACAACGTCAGCCCCAAATTCGTCTAGCACATCTTTAATTAACGGACGCTGACCAACATTAGGAAACATTGCACGAAACTCGTTAGCCCATACAACTTGTCCTGATTCTCTGATTCTAATTTCCATGATTATTCCTTAAGCTATTGCAAGATAAATATATGTAACACCTAGTGCATTGACCGAATCATCTGTAGTAACTATTTGGAAGCCTGTTGCTGCAGTGTAAACCCAGTTAGCATTTGATTCTGCTGCTGTTGTATTCAGCGTTAATCTAGGGTCTGTGCCTGCAACCATACCACGGGCTGTATCCCAAACAAACCAATTTCTGTCAGGGGCGGTTGATGTTGATTTTTTAATTAGCACAAACCTAGCACCTGAAGCAAGTCCAGCGTTAATAGTTTGAGTAGCACCAGTACCTGTATATGAACCTACTTTAGATACATTAGGACAAGTTGCAAATAAGTAGGCAACATAAGGGCTGCCTGAACCATTAACAACACCGTTTGTACCTACACTAAATACGGATGATGTAGGCGTTGTATTATTCCAAAACGCTGCTGGGGTATCACCTGAATCGCTACTATTAGAAAATAACCTTAGATAGTTTGAGTTACCACTACTTGCCACATAAACAACACCATTTTGAGCAGCGTCTCTTTGCTTAACAATCATCAATTCAGGCACAACAGTTAGATTGTGTGCAACAGTCCTAGCAACACCTGTCCCTGTATAACACACTTGGTCAAAGAAGCCTGGGGCGCGACGGAAAGCAGCCCACCAATTGAAGCCAATACCAGGTCTAAATGTTGTATTGTTTTGGAATGCTGTACCAATGTCGCCTGCACCGCCACTTTCAGCTGCTGCTGATGATGTTACTAATGACAATGCTGGCCCAATAAGACGAGACATTGTAATTGTGTTTAATGCATTACCAGACCGACTAGCATCAAAAAACATATCGACTGGAAAGCCTGTAGTTTGTGTTGTAGTGTCAGAGGCAGCATATACTTGAAACACACTTGTACCCATTGTTGGCACTTGCATTGGGCCACGGCGGATAGCGATGTAGATGTAGGTGACACCAACATCGTTTACGTTAGTTTGAGGATTAAATCCAGTTGCATTTGGCCTCCCTGCCTCAGCATCTCCTTCTGCAATTGAACTTTGTGCCCAAAGATACTTGTCTTCAGAAGCGCCATCTGACCACCCGCGCATGGTGTCATACATAAACCAGTTGCTGGTAGTTGATGATGCTTTAATCATTACCCATTGAGGCTCATATCCAAGAGTTACAGAGTTTGCAGTTGTTCCTCCAGTACCAGTATAAGACCCACAGCTAATCACATTCTCGTTTCCAGACAAGCCAAAGCCACCTGCATTGTGGGCATAAATATAAGCTACATAAGTTTGACCGTTAGAATTTACAGATTGATTTGTTCCTACGGTAATAACAGTAGATGTAGGCGCAATAGCAATTGAATTATTACCAAAAATAGTGCCGGAATCTGTTTGAAATGCTATAGCTTCATTTAAATTTGCATACTTTCCTGTTTGACTTCTATGCCAAACTCTCCAATTTGCAACATTACTTGTGTTTTTTATAATTACGCATCCTGGCGCAGAGCCTAATGAATGACTAATTTCACGACCAGCAACACCATTACCAGTATAAGTAACAATATCAAAGAATTTAGGTTGTTTGCGGAATGTCCAAGAGACGCATGGATTTCCAGAGCCATTTATCCATCCAGTATAAAAATTTACTGTAAATCCATTGGAATTGAATGAAGTTAAATCCGCATAATTTGCCTGTGGGTCTGTGGAGTCTGTTTGTAAAACTTTTCCAACACCTCGTGCCGTGTCGTTTAAGTCGTGTGGAACAACATCATTTCTAGTCTTTTGCCAAACCAATCCACCCTTACCAGCTAAGTCAATTCCATTGGTGATGGTTTGTGTAGAGCCATTACCTGTGTAAAGGTAAGTAGAGAATACATCCTCAATATAGGTAGCCACAGCAGAACTTCTAAAGTTTGCATAAACCGCTTGTAGCGCTCCACTCATGTTAAACCACTCCCACTAATTAACCAAGTTGTTGATGTCATTTTAATCGCTGTAGCAGAACCGTATTGGGCTAATGACCTAGAGCCAGTTGTGCCTGCTGAACTTAAATACATTGTATCACTGGTAATTGCAATCGTTACTAATTGAGAAGTCATGTTAATAAAAGTAAGAGCTGTACCAATAGGGTATGGAACAGAACTATTGGCAGGAATGGTAAATGTCCGAGCATTAGCGTCAGTTGATGGATGGTATATATGCTTGCCAGAATCAGAAGAAATTAGTGTGTAATTTGCACTTTGACTATTTTGTGGGATGTATAAATAACCAACTTGATTTGTGCCGTCTACAGTGGAGTTTGTTGATGAAGCTTTAATTAATTTTCCTGTAGTGCCATCAAATGCAACAAGTATATTGTCTGTAGAAGAACCTGGGCCATTTACATCTCCAGTTCCGCCAGTTGGTGTAGTCCATGTTAATGCACCTGAACCGTCGGTAGTTAATACTTGTGCTGATGTTCCGTCACTTGTAGGAAATTTATACGTTACTGTCGCTGATACCGGTAGTGAATTGATTGCCGGAACTACGTTTGTGCCATCCACAAATAAAACTACTTTACCACCATTAGGAACAAGTACCCCCGTCCCAGCAGAGGTTTTTACATTGATAGCCCGACCGCCAGTAGTATTGTTAAATATATAGTATTGTTTCTCAATAGTCGGAACTATTAAGTTTTGTGTGGCTGTTAGTGATACGCTTGACGTTACGTTGATTACAAGATTACGCGCAATCTGAGCTGCGTTAGTATCAGTAAGTGTAATAGTGAGCGCTGAGTCTGCCGTGAAGTTAGCGTTGCCATAACCTGTAATTGCTTCTTCAATCGCGGTACCTAAGTTGGTATTGGTTGTAGCGCCCCATGTACCGGTTTGATCACCCGTACCTATTAATTCGATTTTTAAACTTGAGTATGTACTTGCCATATGTTAATCCTTTATGTGGGTATCTCGACCCAAGTTACTGTACTGCCATCATTTACTGCAACCCAGTTAGGTGTTTGGCTATCATCAATCTGACTCCAAATCAAAACTGAACTTATTCGTCCGGTCGCGGATACCCCAATTAGGTAAACATTAGCTTCAGCGATTACAGATTCTTCACCTAACTCGCCTAACCCAGTCTCACCAGAGACTCCTACAACTACCGCTATTGTAGCATCAACATAACCTAATTCACCAGATGCTTGCACACCGGTTACATTAAAGATAATTCCTGTATCTACTTCTACACTTCCAACTGCACCTGCAGCTTCTACTCCGGTAACGGATACATCTACACCTAGTGCTATTACAACCGAGCCAATTTCGCCAGATGCTGAAACGGAGCTATTACCAAAACCCCAGGCGGCTTCGCCCCAGCCCTGACTACCAAATCCTCCTAGTGCAATTGCAACATCGGCCACTATCTGCTCTTACTTTAAGCAATACGGATAATTGCGTTTGTTGCATCTGCTGTAGGGAATACAATAGTGAAGTTACCAGCGGTACTTGTTTTGTCACCACCAAAGCTTAATACTGCTGCCGCTTTATTGCCTTGTGAGCTATTGTAAATTAAAGCACCTGAAGCCGTAATTGTAGCAGTTGACCAAGTCGTGTCATTAAAGTCAGTGAACGCTGTAGTACCACCTGAAGTAGGCGCTACGTTTGTTAGTGTGTTACCACCAGCAGTGTAGCCTGTACCTGTTGTTTCATCACTATTAGCTGTCATGTCTGAATAGTTTGTTGTTGCAGCGCCATACGTACCTACGATAGATGCTGTTGCACGGAATAGTGCGATTTTAAATACATCGGGTGTAGTTGCTGCGCGTACTACTGATGTGCCAAATGCGTGGATACCATTAAGTATTTCTACTTTAAATGATGTCGGCATTGCCTGTGAAATTCCTGCCATAATATTGCTCCTTTAAATTTTTCTAACCAATGCCGCCATTTCTGGTTGCCCTTGTCTGTCTAGCTCTGCTGTAAGCGTGACTTTATAGCAGTCAACCGCTTCTTTTAAGTAGAACTCTAATACTTTTTTAATGTGACCTCTATACGCAAGGGCTTGATCCCGAATAACAGGATCACTTTGATTTCCCACGTATATAATTTTATCTAGTGCGCGTTCAGCAATTTCTTCAGGTGTAAACCCTCTGCCGTCTGTCGTGTAAACTTTAATCCCACCTAATAAGGCGGATGACTCGACTGCAAAACTCATTGTACTGGATACCTCACTTGTCCTGATCTGTATGCGTCACGACGGTCTTTACCATCGCCTAATTGTTTGAGCATCATCATTGCTTCGTCATAGCGTTGTTTGTAGGTAGCCATAACATCTTGCTCACCTTTTAAATACGTGTAGGCTTCCAATAACGAACCATACAGTAATACAGAATCAAAATTATCTCCGAGCCAAGTAGTACCAGCAGTAACAATGGACTGAGGATAATAAAAATAATGTAACTCCATAGCGTAATTCGCATCGGGTGTTGGGCCTAGAATAAACGAGTTCTGATCAAACAACGCATAATATATCGGCTTACCTGAATCACTTGCTGACGGGTACGCTTCACGAATGTAGTTAACATCTTTATTCAACAAGTACTCATAATTACCGGCAGCATCAATAACAGCTAGTGAGTACGTAGCCAACCAGTCAGAAGGCGCAGCTAAGTATTTATTAGCCGATGTTGTATTACCTGTCACGTTCTTACGCAAAGCAGGAAGCTGCACTGAGTTGTATACTCGTTGCTCTGCTTGTTGAATAAATACGTTTACGTCTGCCGTAGCAAATGTTTGTTCGCAGTAATCTTGGATCGCCGTGACGAGTTGATTATAATTAATTTACACCACCATTTCTAAACTATACTTTCGTAATAGTCTACCCTTATTTTTAATTGCATTTGCTACGCTTGTCTTTAAAACCCCAAAATATTCTGCTGCATATTTACTACTCAAAAAACTAACTTGTATCTCCGGGCAGTATACAGGTTTCCATTTAGCTTTAGCAGACTTATCTACCGCCGAACGAGGCATTTTTCGCCCCCTCTGCGCATCGCGATATCGTTGTCGTACTTCCGGTTCGGCTAACCGTTTTTTAAGGCTGTTAATGCGAGCCGCCCGTACTTCTGGGTCCCCCCACAATGCCAAAACTGTTTTTTGTTTCCAATCTGCATCGGCCCAACGCGCTAAAGACAGTCGTGATGTTGTCTCTCGTTGACTATCTGAAATTTGCTTGTCTGGTTTTCCAGCGCCACCTTTGGTCATATTATATACTGAGTTTAAATCAGCTATATATGCTTTTTCTACTCGGTCTAACTCTACTTTATCAAACGCGATATATACTTCTACACATTTAAAACTTTCAACCCCATACATACTAATTGCTTTAGATATCTTAAATCTAGGTTTCTTAGCGGCATTCACGTGGGCCTTCCAACGACGAGCTACGGACTGGATTGTCTGCCCCACATACTGTTCGAGTGTATGCATATTAGTTATGACATATATCCTTCCGTAATTCATGCTCTACCTTAAGCTAAAGGACCACGTGATGTAAAACCTTTTGTAGCAGCACCCTTACCACGTTGCGCGACGCCAGTTGATTTAACATCGCTACGGCCTGGATCACCCATACTTACACGTGGCGTACCAGTCTTTTTACCGATATCACCAGCTTTAAGTGTAGTAGGGTCTGTGTCAAAACAAATGCTAGGTGTTGGCACGACTTGTGGTTGTTTGTAATCTGACATATTAGTTACCTCTTTGATTAGCTGCACGTGCTAAACCACGACCCATTTTCTTCATGTCGATTGATTTAACTGTGTGAGCTTTGTTACCTTTAGAAACACCACCATCAACAGGCAGTTTAGCGCCGTCGATACCTAATTGTTTACCTTTTGTTTTACCTTGTTTAGTTACGCCATCGGCGCCTGATTTGTATGCCATCTTATTACTCCTAAGTTGTTATTACTGTTACTGTACCGACTTGACCTTCGGCTTCTAAATAATCGGGTATAGGTAATCCAAGTGGATTATTAAATCCTACTGGGTTAAACCCCCATTGTATTACCCTACTACCACCATCACCGCCTGGACCTGACTGGTAATACCCTAAGTCTGGTCTTGGATCACGCACTGCTTGTGGGTCGTCAACCGGATACATACCTAACTGCAACTGTGGCTGATCAGGTTCCCAACAGGTAGGACACACCAGAATATTAACATTCTTAGTCTTAATAACCAACCGTTTAAGCTGCGATAACTTATACCTAAATCCACAGCGATCACACTGGGATATCGCAAACTTGCCAGAACTAAATTTACTAGGCATATTCTACCTTATAAACTGCATTCTAGGTGCTAAACGTATGGCGGCTTTTTCGCGGTCTTCGTCAGCAGCTAGTTGATATTGTTGTTCATAATCCTCTTTAAGCATCTGTATACGTGGCATTGCCTCAGGAATCTTCAAGCTTAAATAATATGATAACCCAGCAACAATCGCTGGTAAGAACCTAAACGGAATATCCTGAGTAGTTGTACCAGTACCGCCATCTTGAACTCGACGCAATCTATAATAAACAAGCGTATAAAACTCGCCTTGATTTGGACAAGGCCATACGTTTACTGTAGGTAAGTTTTGTGCAATAACAGCAATGCCGGTTAAATGAGTAGTCGCAACAGTGTTGTTCACACCTCGGATACAATCTATTAGATCATTCCCGTCAATCCCGCCGTATTGAATTGTTTCTGATTCAATCTTAATAAACCCAAATTGAGCTAGGTTTACAGTTGAACTCAAAGTAATTGTAGTCTCAGTAGCATCTAACGGCTCTGCTACTGTATAGCCTGTAGGATTCTCAGCACCACTTTGACGGTTAATCCACACTTGAATTGGACGGCCTTGTGCATTTTTATTAGGAATCGTAATGTATGTAGACTCGCTAATGCGTGTAATGTTGATGTCTGTTTGGTTTTGACCTGTGCCGGTACGCACTACAGTATCTAGTAAGTCAATCGTATCAATAGGTAAGGCATACATTATCTGCCCTTGGTTCAACTGAATTTGACCTGGCTCTACTGTCCACAAGTTAATACCACGGTTAGCCCACTCAATAGTAAGCAAGTTTAAGCTACGACGCGCAGTGCGCATATCGTAACCTGTACGTAACTCAGACCCGCAGCGTTCAAACGCCTCTTCGATAAGGTTGTTTAGGTCTAGATTAAATGAGGTGGTACCCGTAGTTGCCATTCGTTATCCCCTAAGCATCTTTTTAAGTTTGTTGGTCATGCCCTTATGGATAATACCACCCTTTGCTTTTTTATTAGTGGCTCTACGAGATGCTACGGTTTCAATTGGAGTCGTTTCTTTTTTCTTAGTGGATTTAGCAGCCATTGACGCCATTGATGATCCAGTATTTTGACCACCCATACCAATTGCTGCGATATTAGCTTTAGGTGCAGGTGTTACTGCTGTTGTAGCTCTTGCCGCTGGGGTTGCCGCTGGGGTTGCCGCTGGGGTTGCCGCTGGGGTTGCCGCTGGGGTTGCCGCTGGGGTTGCTGCTGTTGTAGCTCTTGCCGCTGTTGTAGCCCTTGCCGCTGGGGTTGCCGCTAAATTAGCCATTGATGGTTGATAAGTTTGACTGCCCGTACCAACTGCTTGTGTTGCTGGTTTTTTAGCTGTTTGGGTAGTCGCCGCTGTTTGTGTAGCTGTTGGTGGTTGGTATGTTTTACCTGGACCTGTTAGTGCTTTAGCAGCCGTAGCTTGATCGATTTTAATCTTATCTAGTTCTGCTTTTTGTGCGGTCAGGTTTGCACGAGCACCGGATATAAGTTTAGGATTTCCTGAAGCCATCGCAGCTTTATAATCGGCATCGGCTTTTTTAGCATCTGCTTCTGCTTGTTTTTTCTGACTGGCATACAGTGCTGTAATCTCTTTTGATGTCATACCAACCAAATCTTCAGGCTTAAAGTTTTCGTATGTTTTATACTGGTATGTTTTATCTTTTTGCCATTCAGGGATTACTGGAGCTACTACTGAGTTCGCGGCTTCATCAGCTGCAGCTTTCTCGGCGGCTTTTTGTGTTTCCGCTGATAGTGTTGTAGCATTAGTAAGTTCTTCATACGGCTCGCCTAGCTCGTATTTTTTAGCGCCAGTATCTTCAATTGTTTCAATCTCATCGGCTGGAGCTGCGGCCCTAGCAGCTTTTAACTCATCTAACTGACGTTGAAGTTCGTTGTATTGTTCTTCAAATGGGTTAGCAGATTCAGTTTGCGCTGTGCTGTAATCTTCTGCATACGGATTAGTATTACTTGATGTATTATACCTAGATGCTAGTTCTTGCATCCGTTGGTCAAAGTCTTGCTGCATCGTGCGCATTTGTTGCTCGTACGGATTGTTTACCGCAGTCCTCTCTGTTTCTGCAGATGTAGTTGGTGCCCTAAATTGATTTGTAGCTTCATACGGTGAGCTATATTGATTAAATGGTTGCTGCATGCCATAGTTGCCATACGGATCTTCGTAGTCGTAGTCGTACTGACCTTGCTGACCAAACCCACCAAACCCACCAAACCCACCAAATTGAGATAAGAAATCTTGTGCACCTGGTAACTCACCAAAGCCACCACCCTTGCCACCTTGCGCTGCGGGAGCAGGTGCTTGACTCTGTTGTGGGGGTAATGACGCAGAAGGGTCCATCCGCCCTGCTAGTCGGTTCATGTTGTAGCCAAACGCATTACCACCAAATACTGGAGCTGGTTTGTTAGCTGGAGCTGAAGACGATTGACTTGGTTGCG